GAAGTCAACTGTGCCCGCAATGAATTGACGAACACCAGCACCAGAACCAACGGACTGATAATTAACCCTACTCCCAGAAGTTCGTGCATAGTCTTGGAACCATCGTTGATAAATGGGTGCAGGGAAGGTGGCGCCTGCACCATTCAAAGCAGGTCCAGCAAGTGCAGCAACAGGAGCAACAGGAGCAACAACCAGACCAACAGCAATAAAGTTTTTGAATTTCATAAAAGTTTTTTAGAAGTAAATTGACTTCGTAGATAATGATACTGGAAGACAATCTTAAAGTCCACTAAGATTTGGTTAAGGTTTCCATTACCTAACAAAAAAGACCACCCCAGAAAGGAGTGGTCTAACTCAACTTATGAGTAGATTATCAGAACTTGAATGTAGTCTGAATTACACCACCCCAGTTAGAGGAGTTACCAACCAGGCGTTGGTTGTCACTACCATAGATGATAGCAGGAGTGATACTGATATTATCAGACACTTGGTACTTGTAGAAGATTTCAAGAAGAGTGGACTTCTCAAGATCTTCACCAGTAGGAGCCTGACCAACAGCAACACCAGCAGAGTTACCATCAACAAACACATCGTTCCAAGTCAGACCAGCCATCCAAGATTGACTGTTGGTAGCAGCACTTTGAGTACCACTTACAGTGTTCCAACCATAACCTGCAGAGATGGAAGGAATCCAACCAGATTGAGTGGGTTGCCAGTAAGCATTAATGGCATAACCATTAGAAGTTTGACCAGGAACCAGAGAACCAGATGCACCATTCAGACCATTATAGGTACGAACACGAGTGCCTTCAGTACCATAACGATAACCAAAAGCAGCACCCCAGTTATCACCACGATAACCAATCTGTGCCAGAGTATTCAGAGCACCAGACTTATCAAACTCACCAGTAGAACTATCAGCACCATTCTGTGCAACATAGTTTACACCAGCAACAAGACCTTTCTTACCGTACTGGATACCAAAACCAGAACCAACTGCCTTGTTATAAACACCAGGAGCACCTGCTACTTGGAAGAAGTCAAGGATCTTGGATTCATATGCTGAAGGAATCCAGGCAATTTCAGTGTTACGAACAAGAGCACCAGCAGTAATAGTTGCTTTGTTATTAAAAGCAGGGAACTGATAGTACAGACGATCAATAACTACAGCATCGCCCATATCTCCTTGGGTGTTGTCTGCTTTATCCAGTTTGAAGATAGAAGAACTAGATCCAAAAGGATTGCTACTAAAGTTAGAAGAACGCAGACGAGTACGCAGAAGGTCCTTACCAGTGAATGAAGTATCCAGGTTCAGACGAAGATCATAGTTGAATGCAGTGTGAGTAATGTCACCTGCTTTACTTTGGTAATTATCAACACCACCAAGAACAAAGTTTGCTTCACCACGCAGTTTGGTAGTAGTGGAGAACTGTTGTGCTTCAAGAGTAGTAACTTGTGCTTCCAGTTTATCTACACGACCACGAAGCACTGCAAGTTCCTGTGCAAACTCATTGGTAAGACGCTTGAGTTCATCAGTAACTTCAGTCACACGATCCAGACAAGCATTCAGAAGTGCTGCTGCCTCATAACGAGTCATTGCACGACCACCACCAAAGGTTCCATTGGGATAACCAGCAACACAACCATAACGCTCTACAAGTTGTGAGAGTGCTTGATATGCCCAATCAGTAGGTTGAACATCAGAGAATTGAGTGACGCTTGTAACCTGCTCATTGGATGTATATTGGGATACTCCATTCATATTAAGGTCTGCAGCAAAAGCAGAAGGAGTAACAATCCCCAGAGCAACAGGTGCAAGCATCAGTTGTTTGAAAAATTTCATATAGTTTGTTAAGAATTACAACTACAGTGTTTATTTATAATTCCCAGATGTTTCTGGGGAAGCGAGATAGGGGATTCGAACCCCTGACATCTAACTTGGAAGGATAGCGTTCTACCACTGAACTAATCTCGCACATGTAAGGGAGTATTATAACTCCCTACTATTCAGTTGTCAAGTATGTATATTATACCCTAGTATAGCATACATTGGCAACCCCTTGTCCAGGAGATGCAATTTTACCAAATGCTCCATAGGACAAGTCAAGTGACCTACCAGCAACAAAGGGTCCTCTATCATTAACTCTTACAATAACAGAACGACCATTTGACTGGTTTGTAACTCTTAGTCTAGTTCCAAAGGGAAGGAATTTATGGGCAGTTGACAACCCATATGCATTGTATCTTTCGCCATTGGCAGTAGTTTGTCCGTGATATCCATCACCTACTCCATAATGTGATGCAAGGGAACATCCGCTTGCTGCTTTTGCTGTTAAGGGTGCCAGACCTACAAGACCAAAAGCAATAATTGAAATTGTTTTAAAAAGCATTAAAATTTGTTGAACTCTACATCCCAATAGAAGGGGGGTACACCACCTCTCTCGAAGGGCACCTTCCTGGGCTCTAATTTCATAATCAAAGACTCATTCTAAAAATCATTATGAGTGATTATTTAGGTTTTTAAATTACATCATTAATATAATCTAAAGATAGAACCTCAATATCATATTTCTGAACAACCCAATCTTTAATTTCTGCATACAAAGCAGAAGCATCATCAACTCTTCCAGAATCACATAGTTCATGAATTCTGTCAAAGACACTATCAACTCTGCTTTGGCACATCATCTGCATTTGTTTTTTGTTCATAATAATCTTTTCTGAAGTATCTTCCCAAGATGTTGCTATTATAGTACTTGGGATCTCCATTGTCAAGTGATTCAGTTAAGACATTATTTAAGAATAGTTGCCTAGTCTCTTCGTAATTAGTTTTACCTATGGTTTTATGTAATGATAGTATGGTTCTTTTGAACTTGCTCTTACCATACTTCTTAACATCTTCTTTTAATTCTGGACAGGATCCATAATATTTTTTCCAGTCACTTTCCTGTTTAGTTTTTCTAGACTTACCCTTTTGTTTTCTAAAAGACCAAAAATACTTTCTTCCCAGGTAGCTCCTAGAAGTTTCATTGCATTCAATAAGATAAACAAAACCATAGTAATCCAATATGTCAGGTGAATCAAAAGTTTCTCCCTGATATATCCAAGGGTTCTCATAGGTCATAAAGCCTTTAATAATTTAAGCCTTATTTATCCTTCAAACCCAACAGAGTGATTCTAGGTACATTCTGGATCCTTGTCAACCCACACTCCTCTGATGCCCATAACACCTCCAGGACACTCATAATAAATTGCATCCTTCACCACTAGTCTCTGGGTGTCAGAGAACCTTGGGGACTTTAGACCCTCCAGGATGGTCTTGTTGGTCATCCTAGGAGGCAATGAGGATTCCCATCTCTCATAATCCCTGATGGCATGATCCACATCCCTTTGAATTCTTCTGTCTAATTTCTCAGGATCTTTAATTATCAATTCATTAAAAATAGTCTGTGGGAAGAACTTTCTTTGAATTTCATCAAAGAGATCCCACAGACTATCTTCGGATATTTTAGTACATTGAGAAAGTGAAGTAATTAATCCAGAAGTAATAATACTAACAAAGATTAATTGCTTCTGCTTCTTACTTAGATTCACCTTCTCTCTTTGTTCTTATTTCATCAATAAGTTTATTGAGTTTTTCTCTCTTAGCCATTTGTGATGGCTTTCTTGGTCCCTTCTTTCTGTTCTCAAGATCAGCATTCTCTTCCATTGAAGTTTCCTCCACAGCGTATCTACGATCTGATTTAGAAGTATCCATATGCTTCTTTGCCATCTTAGTGGCAGTAGCATACATCACTGACTTTGCTCTTTCTCCATATCTCTTCTTAAAGTCTGCAGCAGACTTCTTCATTCCTTTTACAAGTCTTTCCTTCTCACCTGTTTCTGCAGTATCAAGTGCTCTTTCTACAACAGTTTCTTCACCTACATGTGCAGCAGCTTTGTATGCTGGATTGCCTGCTTTGTACTTCTGCCATGCTTTGGTATTTGCTTTTTTATCAGCAGCAGTCACTGTCATTCTCTTATCTTCTGGTTCCTTTTTCTCACCACCATAAACAAGTGCTTCAGGAACACAGTTAGGTACTTCTTTACCACCCTTCATTTTGGTTGAAGGATTGCCAAGTTTCTTACCAGTCCAGCACTTAGAAGCACCAACATTCTTTCTAGCCTGTTTGATACCTTCTACAAGTGCTCTTACTTCTTCTACATTAAGAGTCTTAGGATATCCCTTTTCTCCTGGTTTAGCAGGTCTTTCGCCACGCTTTCTCTTAGCATGAATATTATCCCAAAGACCTCTCTTCTCTTCTAATTCTGCTTCTTCCTTCTTCATATTTTTTTCTCTCATAGCCTTTGCCTTTGCAAGGAGTCTTTCTCTAGCAGCTTCCTGTTCTGATTTTGGAATAGCAGTTACAGCACCAAGTTTTTCTGCTGGTTTACCAGGAACTGCAGACTCTCCCATTGCTTTTTGCTTACGAAGCTTCTTAGGATTCTTCGTCTTATCTGCAGAGTAGTTATTATCATCCTCATTATCAGGATCTACAGCACTACGATGTCTAGTACGTCTTTCTTCATCATCCATGTTTGCACGACTTCTCTTTGCTTCATCTGGAGAATATCTTCTACCACTGTTATACCATTCCTTACCTACATGACCTCTCTTCACAGCATCAGCACGAGCAGCAGATGCTTTTGCTTTTTTACGATTTGCCTTGAAGTCCTTCATAGTCATTCCTTCATCGACAAGATCTCCATCTACTTCAACAGAATCTGCCATTCCATGAATGTGCTTACCTCTAGATTTCTTATCTTCTCTTTCTGCAGATTTTTTTTCTGACTCTGCATATTTACTTGCTGCCTTAGCATCCGTTCTATCAGACTTACCTGCTCTTCTTTCCTGAGCAGCAAGACGTCTCATCTCTTTTTCATCATCACTCATTCTTTCATCAAGTTGGTTATAAACTTGTGAATATGCTTCTCTAATGTTATTTAATCCTGCCATGACGCAATAAAACCTTTTTAGTTATTTATAAAAAAAGAGGGGCAACTTGCCCCTCTCATCAAAGTTTAAACCCAGCAAAGGTATCTTTTTTCAAGTCTTGTTTAATGCCACCAACCACATAACTTTCAACTTCTGTTTCCTGGGGAGCAACCTGTAGACCTTTTGAGGAGATCCAGTGTTCTGTCCAGGGGAGGGGATTATTCTTGGCAGGGATATCATAGATAGGTTTAATTCCAATAGATTTCATACGACGATTTGCAATCCACTCAACATAGTTGTTGAGAAGTTTATCATTTAGTCCAATCATAGAACCATCTTTGAACAGATATTGTGCCCATGCTTTTTCTTGGTTTACACAATTTTTAAATGCACTGACTACCCAATCCTGTTCTTCTTTAGCAATTTGTTGCATCTCTGGATCATCCCCTTCACTCCACTTGTTGAGGATGTTTTGAGTAATGACAAGATGCTGGTTTTCGTCTCTGGCGATAAGAGAGATAATTTTAGCTGATCCTTCCATAAGCTTGAGTTCACCAAATGCAAACGAGCAAGCGAACGAGACATAGAACCTGATACCTTCAAGAATATTGACATTTGCAATTGCCCTATAAAGTTTTCGTTTGAGTTCAATTCTTTCTTCTCTAGAATACCCAGCACCTTCCTGAGCAAATAACCAATCATTGGATGACCCATATCTTTGAGCAGAATTGATGAAATCATCATAAGCACCAGTAACAGAAGATGCTCTTTCTAAGATCTTTTCGTTAGTTAAGATAGTATCAAATACTTCTGATGGATCAGAATACACATTCTTAATGATGTAAGTATAGGATCTGGAATGAATCATTTCCATGAATTCCCATACAGTCATACATGCTTCCAGTTCAGGAAGAGAGCAGTATGGAATGAATGCCATACCAGGACCTCTTCCTTGAACAGAATCCAGAAGGATCTGATACTTTAAATTAGAAGTGAAGATATGCTTTTGTTCTGGACGAAGAGTTTGATAATCTGCACGATCTTTCTGGAGGGAGACCTCTTCAGGTCTCCAGAAATAACCAAGTTGTTGTTGAGTAAGTTTGTCAAAGATAGGATACTTATATTGATCATATCTTTGAACCCCAAGGGGATTGCCAAAAAACATAGGTTGCTTTTTGGCATCTACCTGGGATGTATTGAATACTGTCATACCTTGAATAGTAGGTTCAGAATTAACTCTAAATTTTGCAACTGTCACAATCTTCCTCTCCTTTTGAACTTAAAATTTCCTCAATTAACTCATTAATATTCTGTGCTGGTTCTTTAATTTCATCAGTCTTATTATCATATGTATTCTGATAATAAGATGTCTTCCATCCATACTTGTATGTGCTTAAGAAGTCTTGTGCCATTACTGAAGTAGGAACTTCATTGTCTGGGTAATTTTCTGGATTATAGGACCAGTTTCCAGAAATTGCTTGATCAAAGAACTTCTGCATAACTGCAACAATATTAATGTAACCAGTATTGCTAGGCATATCCCAAAGAAGCGTGTAATTGTTCTTAAGGTGTTGGTACTGGGGAACAATCTGCTTAAGAGGTCCTTTCTTTGATTTCTTAATGGACAAGAATCCCCTAGGAGGCTCGATGCCATTGGTGGCATTTGACACAACGGAACTGCTCTCCGATGGCATTTGTGCGGACAGTGTTGAATGTCTGAGTCCATGTACCTTGATACTGGAACGTAAAGTCTCCCAATCATGCTGGTAGGGGATAGAGGAAATTTCGTCTACATCTTTTTTATATGTATCAATTGGCAAAATGCCATCAGCATATTTAGTTCTATTAAAGTATTCACAAGCACCCTTCTCCTTAGCAATCTGATTAGATGCTTTCAGGAGATAGTACTGGAATGATTCAGAAAGACCATGGACTGCATCCCATGCCTCTTGAGAATCATATTTGAATCCAAGTTTGGCAAGATAATGAGCAAGTCCAATATAACCAATGCCCAGGGATCTACGTGCTTTAGTAGATTTCTCAGCAGCAACTACTGGATAATCTTGATAGTCAATCAGTTCTTCAAGTCCTCTTACAGACAGTTCACAAAGTTCTTCAAACTCTTCGTCATCTTTGACCTTGCCAACATTAACTGCAGAAAGGATGCAAAGAGCAATCTCACCATTAGGGTCATCAATATGCTGAAGTGGTTTTGTTGGAAGAGTGATCTCCTGACACAGATTGCTCATTTCAATCTTATCCTTAAAGGAAGAGTGAGAATTGCAATGGTCAATATTCATAATGTAAATACGACCAGTTTCTGCTCTTTCTTTCAGGAGGTCCAGAATGAGTTCTTGAGCACCAATAGTTTTTCTTGGAATAGATTCATCTCGTTCTGCATCCACATAAAGGTCGTCAAATCCATCAAGACCAAAATTAGCACTAAGCTCAGGAACATCGTGGGGACTGAAGAGTGAGATGTCTTCATTCTTAATGAATCTTTCATAGAAAAGTTTGCTGATTTGAATTGAGTAATCTAACTTCCTAACTCTATTATCTTCTGTTCCTTTGTTGTTCTTAAGAACCAGAATGTCTTCTATTTCTTGGTGCCAGATTGGGAAGTGGACTGTCGCGGATCCACCTCGTATGCCATTCTGCGTGCAACATCTGACAGTTGCTTCAAACTTCTTGAGAAATGGT